TCAGCCTGAACCTCAATGCCCATCGCATGCAACTTATCCCACACGGGAATAGGCGCACCCCATGCCGTCCAACAGCGGAACGCGAACCACGATTTGTCGAACACATCCTCATGCGCCAAAGGCTCAACAATCTCAACATCGCAGACATCCCACTTCGTACCCCAGTTCTCAACACGCCACTCGTACCAGTCAGGCATGAGTTGATCAGGACGCCTCTCCTCGTGGGCCCACACCTCAAACGGCATGGGACAAACCAACTGACAGAATTGTGGGTTTAAGGCGCGACCCTCATTATGGGGGTTGTAACCGTTCTGGGTCAGGCCATCGTAAAGCATCGACACCAAATGGGTCGGGCCGTGAAGGTACACACTCTGATAACAATGATTAGGCATCTGCTGTCTCCATGTAACTTTCAATTAATCCTTGAGCGACTTGCGCCGTGATCGCGTTGCCATAGGCGCGCAATCGTCCCACGCGGGAGGTAGCCCCATTAACCAACGGGAATGTGCCGGATCTAACTGGCCTCCACCTTCCATCCCTGCATCCAAGCCAGTCAACATCTCCCCAGAAGCCGTTAGTCTTATCGGACCCGCCATCTTCGACATCTGAGTTAGACTGCTCCCCGACATCTTGGCCGTGATCCCACTGCCGCCCCGCGTCCCGTCCGAGGCTGATGGTGTGGTCCACCCCGCCAACCTCGCCGCGTCCGCAGGATTCAACCCCGCGTTCATTCCGCGCTTGATCTTCGCGTCCGGATCCTCGCCCCGACCGTTGTTCGTCGCATTCGGCGTCGGCCATCCCACCAACTGAGCCGCCACATCCAACGTGTCCGTGCTGATCTTGCCGTTGCGTATCCGACCCCCCATGTAACCGCCCTTGTGATCCCGCGTCGTCGGCGTCGGCCACGAACCAAAGCCGTTGCCGGATGTGCGGGGCGCCGAAGCCCGCAGAGCACAAATCGAAAGCCCCGAAGGCGTAGTCCTCTCCTTCCATGTCAGCTTGTACAAGGTCGAGCCAACCAAGCCCGTCTTTGCTCGCAACCTGCTCTCCAAAGATCGTTGAAGGGCGACACTCCGCGATGAGGTGGTGCCAGTGAGGCCAGAGGTGCCGCTCGTCAAGCACCCCCTTTCTTGTGCCGCTCTGGCTGAAAGGTTGGCAGGGACATGAGCCCGTCCACACAGGCCTGTCATCTTCCCATCCCGCGGAGCGGAGCGCGTGGCTCCAGATCCCAATCCCCGCGAAGAAGTGACACTGAGTAAATTCAAAAAGCTCTTCTGGTCTGACATCACTAATACTCCTCTCGTCAACCACACCATCAGCAATGTGGCCCGCCTTAATTAATTCCCGCAACCATGACGCCGCATAAGGATCTATCTCGTTGTAATAAGCACTCATGAAAACCGCTCCTTCAATCGCTTGGCGGCTTCCAACCTACTGTGAAGCTCCTCATGCTCCCAAGGCTCCGCATCACTGTCCAACCAAATATCCTCCAGATGCTCAATCATGTGATCAATCGCAACACGCAACACAGCAAACTCTAAATTTGGCAAAACCATTATGTCGCCTTCCAAATCTCTAACGCATCAGCAAATGGCATGTCGTTCAAGATACGACGGCCATTGACCCACGAGCCATCAGTCACAGTAGGATAATACTTGGATCCATACACATCATCCGAACCCTCCTTCTGAAACAACAAAGTGCTCTTCATTTTGCGCTTCAATTCACGACCCGTCAAAAAATCATTGACTTGATCACAACACCACGCCTCCAACGTCTGAGGCAAAGTATCATGAACCATAACACCATCCGCACCCTCATAACTAAAAGGTGAAGGAGGCAACGATTCAAAATACTCTTCAATAGATTTCATTACCGCACGGTAATCACGACTGTCACCCTTGAACTTAGGATGATCATAGTCACGGTCACAACCACCATGACCGTCGTTGCTCACAACAGCAACAGGCTTGCCATCCACATATAGATTGGCCTGATAACAATGAGTCTCCTCAGAAGCCCACGCAGTATGCTTAATAGATTTTAATTCAAGTTTCATAAGTCTTTCCTTCCTTGATTACTTGTTGAATACATGCAAGCTATTGCACCTCGGTCCTCGGGTCAAGGACTTTTTTGCAAGCAGCGGTTACGCGAGTTACACTATAGACACTTCCCCAGAGATTTTTTGTTTTTTTTTTTTTTTTCATTCAAATATACCGTATCCACCGTATCCAAACGTATCCAAGCCTTATTTATAGTGCTTAGACAGCCCAGATCTGGATACATCTGGTTACACTTGGATACACTTCGCTGGGAAAAAATCGCTATATAGGAAAGTTGAAAGAGCCAATCACTTGGTATAGATTGTTGGATAACAACAACGGGGTGACCATGGGAAAGCTTGAACAGAAGATCGAAGAGGAGCACGGTCGGACGCTGACCAACCGACAACGCACCTTTGCAAGGCACATTGTCGAGGGCATATACTCAAACGCCGAAGCAGCCCGCAAGGCAGGTTATTCTGCCGAGGTTGCCAACACCAGTGCGTCCAAGCTTCTCAATGGAAGAGACTACCCGCACGTTTTGGAATATGTAACCGAGCTCCGAGAGGAGAGACAACGACGCTATGGCGTCTCCACTATTGGTCAGCTTCAACGGCTGTATCAACTGTCAGCGGGTGCCGAAGAGGCGGGCCAGTTTTCTGCGGCTATCAATGCCGAGAAGATCCGCTCTGCTTTGGGTGGCTTAACTGTCGATAGGCGGGAGCAGATCAACACCATAGATCAGATGTCACGGGATGAGATCACTGCCCGTTTGGCGGCGTTGCAAAAGCAATACCCCCAAGCTTTTGTGATAGAAGGAACAGCAAAGGATATCACACCAGATGAGCAAGGGGCCGGAGGCGAATTTTTGGAACTCATTGAGGACAAACCTTCCGAAGAATTGCTTCGCGACAAGGATTGAAAACAAGCACGGTGGCGGGGTGCCGGATGTCCATTTAGTATGGGACGGCTTACCCTTCTGGATGGAGTTGAAGGTAGCGAACTCCAACGCAATAAAACTCTCGCCTCATCAAGTTGCTTGGAATATGGCATATTGGGCTCGCGGTGGTGCGAATTTCTTCTTGGTAAAGAGGGCCAAGGAGCGTGATATACTTTTATTTGGGGGGGATCAGGGGCCCGAGGTCCTTGAGCAGGGGTGCCTTGCGCCCTGCGTCCTGCGCGTTGACAGTCCTGCGTCCTTGTTCTGCGCCCTGCGCCCTGTTTTGGAAGGTATCTTGCGCCCTGTGCCTTGATGTTATCGGTCCGCGGTCCGCGGTGCAAGGCGCAGCGGCGCGTTGGACAAATAAAAAAGGGGCCGAAGCCCCTTTTGTTAGTGTTCCACAATCGCGATTGATTTTGCTAGGCTCGAGCCCTTGCATAATTTGCAGGCGGTGCATTGAGCGCGGCGCCCTGCTTCTTTTGATGCAGGGCAAAGGGCCTCGTTCGCCTTGTCTAGGTCGCCAAGATCCGCAATGACTCGGAAGGTCCGGTGTCCTTGTTTCCAATGCGCGACCGCTTGCGCATGATCATCGGCGGATTGCATCGCGAGGTCGGGACGGAATCCGGATTGGTGGCTATACGCTGTCCAAGTATCCGCTTCACTTAGAAGTTCGTCCCAAACGTGGGACGGGACCGCCGCGGGATCTCCGTATGTTCCGACGCGAACGAAACGACCGCGGCCCATGACCCGAGCGGGCCCGTCTTTATAAACGCCACGCTGGAATGCTTTCCAAACGATCAAGACGCCTTGCCCGAGATTGACATAACAGCGGCGCCCCTTTGCTTGCTTGCGTTGCGGGTCCGTTGTTACTTCGCCGCGCATGGTGCAATCGCCGCAAATTGAAAAATCCGCGCCAGTCTTTGAAGCTTCGAGCGGGTTTGTGTCGCGGCACAAGATGTAAGTTTGTACAACGGTTCCCGTCTTTGTGTTGCGGTTTGAATATGTCGCGATGACGACAATGGGTTTACCATCCAATAGGCTCGGCCCGTTGTAGATGATTGCGCTTTTCATGGTGTTTGTTTCCTTCTCTGTTGAATGCTTAGAGTTTAGCAGATTGCAAGTGGTCCGCAAGTTTTATTTTTCCTGCGCCTTGCGTCCTGCGCGTCGATCCTGCGCCTTGCGCCCTGCGCC